TTAAAGCTGTATTGTTTAAACATAACATCAGCTACGGTTGTTAGTCTAGGTTGGCTAGAACCTGTATTATCTATACTATTGTTATTAACAACATTAGGATATACTGCTCACAAGTGGTACCTTTTAAAAAATAAAAAATGAGATTAATAAAAGAGATTATTATTCACTGCTCAGCTACAAGAGAAGGCCAAGATATAAGTGTTGACACAATAAGAAAATGGCACACAGAAGGTCGAGGCTGGTCAGACATAGGCTATCATCTATACGTAGATATACACGGAGAAATACACGGTGGTAGAGATATAGCTAAAATCGGGGCTCATTGCAAAGGTCACAATCGTAATTCTATAGGAATTTGTTATTGCGGAGGCGTTGAAGAAGATGGCAAGACCCCGAAAGATACTAGAACCGAAAAACAAAAAGATGCTTTATTATCTGTGCTTTATACATTAAAAGCATTATACCCTGAAGCTAAAATATATTCACACAATGAGTTTGCTAATAAAGCATGCCCATCATTTGACGCGACTAATGAGTACAAAAATCTCTGAGAACACTAACATACAACTTGACTTAAAAACTGTAGTAGCAATAATAATGGTTACAGCCTCTTTTGTAGGTATGTATTACACGTTGCAAGCAGATATTGAAGAAGCTAGAAAACTACCACCTATAGAAGTTACTCGCTTAGAATATGAACTAAAAGAAACGTGGAATGAAAAGATGATAATACAACTAAAAGATCAAGTTGAAGTATTAGAAGCTACTCAAGATATATTAAAACAAGAAGTTAAAATTACTTCTAGTTTAGTAAAAGACGGAACTGAAGCAGACGGAAAGCTAGAAGAACTAAATAAACAATTAGAGGAACTAAAAAATAGAAAACCTAAAACAACTGTTATAGTTAAAGAGGTTGAAGTTTCTAAAAAGAAAAAATGGTAATGGACTCTAAAAAATTAAAACAAATAGCAGCTGAACTTAGAAAAGCTTCTGCTATGCATAAAAGCCAAGCAGTTAGAATAGATAAGATGTTGAAATCTATGAAATCTGCTAAGAAAAATGGCTGATCCAAAAAAAGGTACAGGTAAAAAACCTAAAGGTTCTGGTAGACGTTTATATACAGACGAAAATCCTAAAGACACTGTTAAGATTAAATATGCAACAGTCAAAGATGCTAGACAAACTTGTACTAAAGTACAAAACTCTGGTAAGTCTTTTGCTAGAAAAATACAGATACTAACCGTAATGGAACAAAGATCTAGATTTGGTAAAAAACCTGAACAAGCTAAAATAGCTAAAAGATGTAAATCACTAATAAGAAGAAAACATGGCAAAGAAAAGACCTGAGTGGAAAGACAGCAAATACGCAGATGCAAAAGGTAAGTTTAAAGAGTTGTCTTGTGGTGATTTAGCTAATTGGCTTATTAAGTCTAGAAAAGGTAATAAGAAAGCTATTGTAGGTTCATTAAATCAACAAATAGTTTTTAATCGTAAGAAAAACCCAAGCTACGCGAAGAAGATGAAGTGTGCTAGAAATACAGCTATGAAAAAATTAGGTGATGGCAAAAAGTAAAATAAAAGGAGGCGGAACTAAAAAAGTTTGTTTACCAAAAGCTAAGGTAGATAAAATGTCTGCTGAAGAAAAACGTAAAGTCATTAACGCTAAGAAAAACGCTGCGTCAAGAGGTAAGTATAGACGTAGTTCTAAAAGTAATGTAAAAGGTGCTAGGAAAAAAGGTGCTACATTAAGAGACTGGTTTGAAAAAGAAAACTGGGTAAATGTAGCTACTGGAGAACCATGCGGTAAATAATAAACTATGGCCACAAAAAGAAAAATTAAAAGAACTAAAATATCAGCGGCTTGTAAAGCGGCAGCTAAAAAAAAGTTTGACGTATGGCCAAGTGCTTATGCTAGTGGCTGGGGTGTAAGATGTACTAGAGCTGGTGGACCTGGAAAAATGGGTAAATCTAAAAAGAAAAAATAATATGTTGAAACCGGGAACTATAGTGGCGCTAGCTAAAGGTATTGCAAATAGAGAAGATCACGGAGGTGGATTTAAAGGTGCTGTAAAAGGTGTTGTTAAAGGCGTAACTGGAAATGATCAAATAGATTTTTTAAGAGAAATAGCTAAAAACACTTCTAATATGAAAGATATGTCGAGTGATAGTAAACCTGGTGCAGCAGGTCAATTACCTGTACCTGAGGTTGAGCAGTCTAGAAAAGTAAATAAAAAAACTTTAAAATGTAATAAACCTAGAAGAACACCTGGGCACAAGACTAAGTCTCATATTGTTAAAGCTTGTTCTGCTGGTAAAGAAAAGATTATTAGATTTGGACAACAAGGTAAAAAAGTAAATACATTGTCTGGTACTGCTGGTAAACCTAAAGCAGGTGAGTCTGCAAAAATGAAAGCTAAAAGAAAAAGCTTTAAAGCAAGGCACGCAAAAAATATAGCTAAAGGAAAAATGTCAGCAGCGTATTGGGCTGATAAAGTTAAATGGTAATGAGAGACAAAGGATTAGGAGATACAATAGAACGTTTCACTACGTTTACCGGTATTAAAAAATTTGCAGACAGTATACCGGGAGGTTGTGGCTGTGATGCTAGAAAACAATGGTTCAATAAGAACTTTCCTTATAACATGAATAAAAAATAATTATGAAAAAATCAAAGCAAAAAGTAGAGCAAGATTATTCTAGAAACGCTATACGTGATTACGAAACAGGCCATGAGAAAGCTGCTAATTACGAAAAGAAAAAAGCTTTAGAAGTAGCTGCTGGAGAAATGCACGGTTACTTTGCATCCGCACATAAAATACACAAACACGGAAAAGGAAGAAGTTAACATGGCTTTTAAATTAAAAGCACCGTATAATATTAAAATGATGAACACGCCTATTTATAGGACGGGTAAAAATTATAATATAAATGGTGAAGTAAAAGAAAATGGTTCCATGATAATAACGGATGACATTAGTGATCCGTATCAATTAGCAAATACTATCAGTCATGAGATGATCCACGTTGAACAAATTAAAAGTGGAAAGCTTAAGTTTGATGGTAAAAATTACATTTATAAAGGGAAGAAATATCCAATGAAAAACTTCAACACAGCCCAACAAAGGATGAAAGCTCCTTGGGAAATAGAGGCTCGTGCTGCTGAAATATATACAAAACATAAAAGATAAAACAATGCCTTACAAAAGCAAAGATGACGAAAACATCACAAAAACAATGCAACCACGAAAAGGTGGTATATACATGGATAGAGAAGATGGTAAATTACCTGAGGACAGGGTAAGTAAATATTACCAAGAAACTAATCCAAAAAAAGAACACGTAAATCCATTTGCTGAAAAACTCAAAAAAGAACAAGCAGCAGAAGCAGCTGCAAGAGCAGAGAAGAAAAAGAAAGCAAAAGAGTCTGATACCTGGTACAACGATACTGCTAATGACGGTAATGTAATCAGTAGAGGACTTAAAAAATTAGAATCTTACTTGCCTGGACCAACTGGTCAAGGTGGAAATATGAGAGTTGGAGATACCTAAATCTAAGTTTTGAATTTTTCTAAAACTGGATATTTAAGAAACAGCCCTGATGTTAATAAACCCGTCAACTACATAGCTGGCGGGTCTATTACTATGAAAGGAGTAGACTTTAAAGTTTTAGCAATACCTAGTGTTGGCCAAGCTGTAGTAATGGAACCTGGTAAAGATTATGATTTTCCAGGTGCTAAGTATGTAAAAGAAATACCATTAAAATGAGTGAAAATAAAAAATCATTTAAAGAAACTAAAGTAGGAGCTTTTCTAGCTAGTAAAGCGCCTAAAGTATTAGATGCTATTGGTGACATATTGCCTAACCAAGGTACATTAGGTGTGGTAAAAAATCTTATAACAAGTGATACTAAGATTGAGCCTGCTGATAAAGAGCAAGCTATGAAACTAATTGAGCAAGATATGCAAGAGTTAAAAGAAGTTTCTAGTAGATGGAGAGCTGATATGAAGTCAGACTCTTGGTTAAGTAAAAATACTAGACCTTTAGCTCTTATATTTCTAACGGCTTCGTCTGTTTTTATGATGGCTGTGGATTCTTTTCACATGCAGTTTGATGTAGACGATGCTTGGATAGGTCTATTAAAAACATTACTGGTAACAGTTTATGTAGCATACTTCGGAAGTCGTGGTGCTGAAAAAATAACAAAAATAAATAAATAAAAATGGCTGGATCAATAGAAATAGATATTGCTGGATTAGAAGGTAATATGGCAGCAGAGCCAAGACGATTTGCTCATTCTGCTAATGTTATAACAATAGCTAGTGGAACTGGTAAAAATGACGTAGCTCAAGACGTTTTACCTGTACCTGCGGCTGATCAAGTTGCTGTATTACAAAGAGGAGCTTGCTTATATATAGGAGGAACAGGTAATGTTAAAGTATTACTAGAAGGAGATACTACACCTGTTAAATTTGTAGGTGTACCTACTGGTACTTTTATGCCTGTACTTGTTAAAAAAATATATGGCAAAGACGGAACTGACGGTACTACCGCTACTGAAATATTAGCATATTACTAAAACAAAAAAAAAACAATTAAATTTAATAAAATGAAAATAACTAAAAAAGAGCTAGAAAAAGCTCAAGAGCTTTCTGCAAGCTACAATAACTCTATGGTAACATTAGGTAACTTAGAATTATCTAAACAAGATGTTTTAATTGAAGCCGCTAAAACAAGGCAAGAAATAGAAGAATTAAAACAAAAACTAGAGAAAAAATATGGCCAAGTAAATGTTGATCTTGCTACTGGAGAATACGTGAAGAATGAAAGTAATAAGGAAGATTAGTATAGGCTCTGACTACAAGAATGATGCAATGCATTATTCAACTGGTCAAGAGGTATACGGTGGACATACTATTAGCAATATTCTTTTTGAAGACGGAGATCAATCATATAATATTTGGATAACCAAAAAAAATGAAACTCTTCCTTGGAAAAAGTTTAATCGCAATATGGCTATATCAGTAGAGTATGACTTGAAATACTAGTGAAAAGTTTATATCAATTTATTGTTAAGCCTTTTAATAATAGGTATAACAATATAAAAAAATTAGATGATAAATATCTAATTATAAATACTAGTATTGAAAAACATTTGTTTGTTAGTAAGAAAGCTGTAGTAGTTTCAACTCCTGCAGCTTTTAAAACTAAAATAAAAACAGGTGATATAGTATATGTACATCACAATATATTTAGAAGATATTACGACATAAGAGGAGTTGAAAAAAATAGTAGTACTTATTTTAAAGATAATACGTATTTTTGCAATGCAGATCAAATTTATATGTACAATGACAAGTGCCATTTAAATTATTGCTTTGTAAAACCTATTATAAATAAAAACGAATTAGATGTTAATATAGAGCAACCTAATGTTGGTATAGTAAAATATACTAATAGTTCCTTAGAAGCTCTTAAAATAAAACCTGGAACACTTGTAACGTTCACACCAAACTCTGAGTTTGAGTTTATTATAAACGATGAACGACTTTATTGTATGAAATCAAATGATATAGCACTAATCCATGAGCACGAAGGAAACGAGAAAGAATATAATCCAAGCTGGGCGCAAAGCAGTTAATGAGTTAATTAAAGTAGCTGAAGAACAAATCATAACAGATAGTGCTGATGATTTAGCTGCTGATAGATTAAAAAACGCTGCAGCTACAAAAAAGCTTTGTATTATGGATGCTTTTGAAATACTACAAAGAGTAGAAGAAGAACAAGCTATATTAGACGGTAAAGATATTAATAAAGAAACTAAAAGTTTTAAAGGCTTTGCAGAACGTAGAAGCAAATGAGTTATCAACAAGCACTTTGGAAAGAAGTTAAAGACGTTGTTAATTCTAAAATACTAGCTAAAAACAATAGGTTTAAAAAATGGGAGTATGGCTATAACTCTGATTATGATTTTATAGTAATAAGTAAAACAGGTAAAATTGGAAAAATCATTGAAATACAGAATCTCAGGATTGCTCTACCAGCAGCAAATGAACCGTATAAACGAAGCAAAGTCAAAGCGGAACAATATTGGGAAAAGTTTGAATATCCAAAAGAATTACAAAGGATAAAAAGTAGGTTTGACTGGGAAGATCTACCTTTAGACTTTAAAGAAAAATGGTATGATTATATAGACGATGAATTTACTAGACGAGAAGAAGGATTTTGGTTTTATAACAATGGTATTAATACTTACATTACTGGTACTCATTATATGTACTTGCAATGGTCAAAGATCGACGTTGGAGCCCCTGACTTTAGAGAAGCAAACAGACTCTTCTTTATATTTTGGGAAGCATGCAAAGCCGACCAAAGATGTTATGGCATGTGCTACCTTAAAAACAGACGATCTGGATTTTCTTTTATGGCAAGCGCAGAACTTGTCAACCAGGCTACAATATCTTCCGATGCTAGGTTTGGAATACTTTCCAAATCTGGAGCAGATGCCAAAAAAATGTTTACAGATAAAGTTGTACCTATATCAGTTAACTACCCGTTCTTTTTTAAACCCATTCAAGACGGTATGGATCGGCCGAAAACTGAGTTGGCATATCGTGTTCCAGCCGCAAAGCTTACTCGTAGAAAGCTCCAAGAAAATATTAAAGAATTAGATATACAAGGATTAGACACAACGATTGACTGGAAAAACACAGGTGATAACTCTTACGACGGTGAAAAATTAAAAATATTAGCTCACGATGAAAGTGGTAAGTGGGAAAGACCTGATAATATATTAAATAACTGGAGAGTCACAAAAACTACTTTACGTCTTGGTTCTAGAATTGTAGGTAAATGTATGATGGGCTCAACTTCAAATTCTTTAGACAAAGGTGGAGACAACTTTAAAAAAATATACGAAAATTCTAACGTTACTAAAAGAAATAGAAACGGACAAACAT